GTAGTACCGCTGGGAATTGTTCTGTGCGTAACGAGGGGTTCAAACATGTTGTACTCGTCGTACGCATTAATTACTTCTCCCGCCCAAATTGGAAGCCAAAGCTTTCCGGGCGGTATTGTACCCGAAGAACGGGCAGCTGTATCACTTCGATAAACAATATTATCCTGAGCAATGTCTAGGCCTTGATTTGCACCATATGCCATTATAAAACTCCTTAAAATTTAAAACTATTAATTAAAAGCGGATTAATTCTAAGCTTTAGATTATTCCCGGAGGAGTCCTACACTAGTGGCTCTTGTTACTTCTGGCATTACCCTGCCCTTCATCCAAAGGGGGGGCGTGGTCAACTTAAACATTTACCAAAGGATCCGCAAAAACCTTATGCGGGGAGGTGATTCCAGTCAGTAATGGACATCCTTTCCTCCACCTGTTGCCTATATCTAGGCTCTAAGTTAAACTTAGGATTGTTTCGTTCAGCTGAAAACTCTCGTCTAGTACTATACGGAAGAGTACCTGTCTCGCTAGCGGAAACCGAAGCAAGATTAGGATTCTTTATAGGTTCCGCAGCCTTTTCAGAGGTTACAGCTTGGTCATACATTGATGATAATCCACGAAGGGTCACCTCATATGTTGGTGAAGCCAGTCCTATGTTTACCATTTGTTGATCGGCCTCCGAAAGATTCTTCGAAGCCCAATTAAATATCTGTTGTAGCTTTTCTTGGCCCCCAACCACACCCGATGCCTTAGCAAAGTTTTCACGAAGACGGGCCTTCTGTCCATCAACATAATCATCAATCATTTTACCAGTAAACCCAGTCTTCGTTTGTATTTCATCTCTAGTTTCAGGTGAGAGGGATCCAGTGGCTGCCATTTCCATACCCCAACCTTCATAGGTTGCTTGATCTACCCCAACATTAGAAGCCTCAACAGCAGAAGCTTCTTCCTGCTGTTCTTGGGCTTGAACTCTAAGCTCAGGACTATCAGGTGTTAAAGCAGGCTCGGAAGAAGGTTCAGTAGTAGCTTCTGGTTGAGTATCTGCTACCGGGGGATTTTCTGAATACTGTTTTTTAAGTTCTGCGATTTCTTGCTGACCCTTAGTATAGTTAGATTGGGCTTCCTTAAGACTAGAGAACCAAGAATCAACATCGTTGAAGTTTTCAGGAATTGGTTCTCCCGACGATTCGACATAAGTTTTAAAAGCTGTGCGTTCTGCGGCTGTTTGGGCATCTTCGCTAACTTTAGTTGGAAATGTTACGGAGTCTACTTTATCAGTTCCAATATTAAGCTGAGTCCCGTCAGAGGATTGTTCAACTTGTTCAGTCATATATAATTACTCCTTTATCCAACACCATGACCGGTTGTTGCACCGGACCATAAACCAAAGATAGTAGCTGTGGTGTCGGTATGAATATATTTTGCAGCGAACGGATAGATGGTGTTTGCTGCAACCGTAAGAGATACAAAACTATCTGTTTCGCTCATCTTAATTTTTAAAACCGCGCCTCCGCTTATTGAGCTACAAAAGATTGCATCCATATTAGGCTGTGCTGTAGCATCAGACTCTGTTATAGCGAAGCACGATCTATAAAAAGGTTGGGCCATCTATCTGCCCCCACCAACCGCACTATATGATGCTGATCTTGCACCTCTTGCTGCGGTCTCTGCGCTTGCTCTGGTCCGCTGTGTACCAGCAACTCTACTTGCTCCAGCCATTTTCATTGGAGAGAACTTTTGTGCGTTAGTTCTTCCTTTTTTGCTCTTCTTCTTTGCCATTAGATTCTCCTTTATGCCACCGTGTCTCGTGGTGGGTTACTTTTATAGGGGTGTGTTGCCGTATGTAGTAAATCAGTTTTTTCAAACTTATGTGCAATATAACCCTCGATATTTTGCCTATCAGCTGAACTCAGTGTTCCATTATAGAATATAATTTCATATATATCCCCAGTAAAACCATCTTCACCAAGCCTATCAGTAGAAAAATGCTCTCTAGAACCAATAAAGAACTGTTGAGAGTTAGATATATCCTGATTTTCAGTTCCCACAATACCTGAATCGGCAGATGATGAGCCAGCATTAAATAAAAACTGATCACCACCAGATCTTCCAACAGTAAGGATCATAAACTCCCCTGAGGAATCTATAGTTAGGTTGCTTTCCGTGGCTACATTACCAAAGTAAACCTTTATTTTATCATCTCCGCTACCATCTTGCTTAACACTCAAAGCAAACTGCCTGTTGTTGGAAGACGCGAGAACATACTTCTCAGAAGTACTGATTGCGCCCCAATTGACCAAAAAAGTAATGGAGAAGTCTCCTGTTCCCGGATCGATCTCATCTCCTCCAGACTCATCATCGGAGTAAAGATATTGGTCTTCAGAGGAGTCCCTAAAAGCCATGCCTTTAAATTCCAAACCATTCGATCCAGTTAATGCGGCAGTAAAAGTTGGTGATGTGTCGGTAGAGTTTGTATTTTCAAACGTAATACCACTGTCTGACCTATCATTTGCTTCTGCAACTATTGTTTCATCAGTATCTAATGGGGATAGGTATTCCGGCAAGAGCCAACACTTAAGATTTGAACCAAGGGAAGCAGGGGTCCAAATAGGACCGACCTTGACAGACCACGCCCAATCCCAGTCTTCTGGAACTTTAAAGCTTCTATTTGTAAACATTTGCTCTCTTATAGACAAAACATATTCTCTACTACCCTTAGAGAGTAGTTGATTATGGTTAGCTTTAAGGATACTTGTGTCCTCAACACCAATAACCTCCAACCTCAATAGGGGTGTGGCAATATCCATATTAAATGTTTCCTATTATCATGTTAAAGATACCAGTAAATACGATACTAAAAACAAAAGAAGCGATGTATACTTTTGTGTCTAACACCGCCAGCTTTTTTTCGATGTGAGATAATCTTCTATCAATAATACGCAATCTGTCATTTGTATTCTTAATCTCATGTACAACATGTACTTTGTATTGCTCCCAGCCATTATTGTCAGACACATTAACCCCCAGTATACTTAAAGGCTATAACTCCCGAGGTACTCCCAAGATCTGATCCGTTAGTATTGAAGACAAATCGGATATATGGGATATTATTAGGTACAGTAAAAGTAGAGAGCTTAAGTCCTGTAGATGTTGCAGTAACGTCAGAAATAATGTCTGTGGTGGATGTCCAAGTGGTACCATCAATTGAAAGCTCATATCCAAAATTAGGCGTAGTGGCATCTACTCCACCAGATAAGTTAGCTGGGGGAAGAACATCCATAATACTAGGCCATGTAGAATTATAGGATATCTTCACGGTATTTCCTATAGTTCCTGCTGTGTCATTAGTGAAAGTGCATACCTGTTCCCCAGCCACGCCGCCAGTAACTGTTAGAAGTCCATTCGAGGTGTCATTAATCCATTGCGAAAGCTGATAAGCTGCATGTCTCGAACTATGAGCCATGTTTACTGTTCCAGCAGCAAACGAGCCCGAAGAATCTACTCCACCAGTGAACGCGGAGGGGGGATTTGGATTAGTTCCGTCAATAAAACCAATACCCCCAGTTAGTGCAGTTGGTGCGGTTCCAGTTATAGAATCTTCCCAACTTGAATCACTATAGGTAATAGCAGTGTTGCCAGCAGCGGCCACAACTCCCCCATGGGTAAGGTTAAGAACTCCACTACCCGGAGCAGCAGCAGTAATATTTAAGGCAGCCTGAGCATTAATCTTAGCAGCAAGGTCAACAGCTGTACCCGTTCCACCACCACCATTTTCAGCAATTTCTGTAACAGCTACATTTCCTCCTGATACCCCATCTTCAGAGTCATCAATCTCAAACACAACAGAGGTTCCATCTGAATCTACTAAAGTAATCGTTGTTGTTTCATCTGGCTTATCTGTAAATGTCATGGTAGCGGTAGCTGCGGTATCGGAAACGGTTAGGCTAGTATTACCAGCAGTACCGGGAACCATTTGATAAAAGTATACTCTACCAACGGTAGTAGTAGCATCTGATTCACTCGCAACGTTTGCATGAGCAAACAATTTATTCTGAAAGCCTCCAGCGGCTTCTATTGCTGCTTTTAAATTTGACGCCGCCGAAGTAGACTTATCGGCATCTGAAACATCTCCGGTGTTATACTGAGCAAACCCAACATTACCACTGGTAGTAGTAGAACCATTAGTGAAACCTACGGCAGAAGCCTCAAAAACTTTTGATGTGGTTGTCTTATCCACATTTAAAACTATCACAGTAATAGTCTGAGCCAAGGTAGCTTCTTTTGTGAAAGTAAATGTTTGGGATCCAACTTCTCCGCTTGTATCTCTAGTAGCTGTTCTAACAGTACCATCCTCAGTAGTGAATGTAATGGTAGGAGGAGGAGAAAGAGTTGCTTCTAGTGTTGTCTTTGCAGCAGCAAAACTTAATTGTCCAGTTGACTGTAGTGCAGCTGTTCCGTTTTGAACAAAAGAGCTTTGGATGTCTAAACCAGCAAGAATAGTTTTACCACTAAGCTTGGTCTGTACAGCTGCAACCTGACTAGATGCTAATTTATTAGTGGAGGCAGACATGGCAGTACTAGCACCGCTAGTAAAGACAGGCACACCTGCCGTTATCACCCTTCCAAATGTTGCTGATTGTGATTCTAATGCCATTTACTATACTCCTTGTGTCTGCTGCATCACCTGCTGGATTCCAGCTCCTCCGGTTTCTTCTATATCTTTTTGCGCGGCTTGCGCCACAACCTGCTGAGCTAATTGACTACCCGCTAATTCATTCTGTTGGGCACCTTGTATCTGTCCCTGTGCTTGTGCCAGCTTAAGCTGTTCATCCTTAACCTGATCCTCACTTTTAACCCACAGATCTGCATTAAAACCAAGGGCAGTAATCAAAGCCTTGCCATACTCATCCCACTTAAACATAGCAATTGCTGGTTCAGGTAAGTTTCGTACCATTTCCCCCATTTGCATAAGCTTTTGGAGATCCGAGTCTCGACTTAGTGCTTGAAGACCAGTTACAATCTCAACATTAAGAAGTCCTTCTTCAGAACTAAACATATCTGCCAAGCGTTGGTCAACTTCTCCAGCAGTAATCATCAGAAATACTGTTCTTGTCACAATTGGTTCCATTAAATCTCTAGCAATTGCAGAGAATGCTCCGCCTAAAACGTGCTCAAGTTCTTGACCAATCATCCGCACCGCTGTAGCAGTTACTCTTTCGCCCTGAGGAATGCTAGCACTGTCAAGTAGGAAAGCTTTCCCAAGTTCTTGCCTTAAGATATTCACGCCAGCTTGAGTAGAGGATATCTGTGGATTCATAGTCGCCGCAGGAGAGACAACGTGTACTTCATTCTGCCTAGCCCCTATCCAACCTCCCGTTGGGGTTCCGTTAATATCATCTATTTCTGCTAGGCCAGTAGGATCAACGGCCATCCAGAAGATCGAGGCAGCAGTTATTCCATTAATTAAACCCTCGGTAAATCCCTCAAGAGTTTTAATATCACCGATCAAATCCTCACAATGACTACGACCATAATTC